ATTTTCTTTATTAGTCCAAGCATTGTATTGATAAAAATAATCTTCAAACAAATCCATTTGCGCTTGTTGCGCATATAAATTAAAATCTTGCGGAGATATATATCCGTAATTATTTTTATTAGCTATAGCAAGCACGGTATTTCTAACAGAGTTTATCATGTTAAATTCTTTTTACAAATATAGTCAAAAAAAAAGAGGTCACTTTTTTTGTAACCTCTGATTTTTAATAAGTAAAAAAACTTATGTTTGTAATGAAGCAGCTTTTACACCTGTCACAATCGCAGTGATTTTAGAAGGTGGGGTACCAGATGCAGCACTCTTAGGGTATCCTCCTGGAGTGTAAACTGGTTGTTGCCATGAAAGCTGAAGCGATGTTTCTACCGCATCATTTAAGAAATCTTTCCATAAATGAGAATTAGCCACAATTGCATCATGAGTAATTTGTAAAGACTGCACTACATTAGTTTCAGCTGGCACTGTAGCCGAACCGTCATTAGCAATAGCATATCCTGCTTGTGCAGAAGAAATACTATTGTAGAAAATGTTAACTTGTGTTGTACTTTCTTGTTTAATCTCCACGATTCCGTTCACGGGGATTAGTTTATATCCAGCATCTTGTCCAGTGCCTGATATAAGTAGTTTAATAAATTTTTCCATAGGTAATAATGTTAATGGGTTAATAAAGCACAAAGATACGCTTTCTATTTATCTTTTTTTAAGCGCTTCTTGAGGTACTTATAAGCCTCTAAACCATCGTCACTTTGTAAGTAGGCGCTTATGGAATTGTAAGGATCCTCATTAAAAGGAACACTCATCATTTTCTTTTTGTTGCCAGGCAGGTTATAATAAACATCTCTTCTGTTATTTCTAAACGACAACCAGTTATTATCAATAAACAAATGAACTTCGTTTTGTAATTCTAATAACGGATCGTTTACAATGTCAATTAATTCTTCAGGATTATTTTTAGCATACACTAAAATATCTCTTTTTAATTCCGGTATAGTCATGGAGTTGACCGATGCTCCCATTAAAATTCTACTTACAGAAAGTAATTTTTCTGTTGATAAATTTTTAGCCAAAACTTGTGCGTCTATAGTTAACTCTACTGAAGCTAATTCTTCTGACGCATCTTTTGCGTTGTCTACTTCTTCAAATACCATTCCATTGCCTGGATGATAGTGTAAGAATTGTTGTAATACTTGATTTTCTCTTTGTACAACCAACATACCGTCTTCAAATACAATAGGCTCTAAAATAGCATTACCATCTTGCTCGTCTTCAAATGGAGTTTTTTGGTTTCTTGCATATCTTAAAGGCCTGTTTACACCTTGATCTTCATCAAAGTATAATAAAGGTGATCTGTTTGAATGTCTTGAGGATAGCATATAAGACAAAGGTCTTTCAGATCTTTTAAGTCTATACGCTTTAGTTTTAAGGGGTGTAGTGTTTTTCATTATAATATAATTTAATTTGATTTAATAATAATAAATATTACCCCCGTCTTAACAACGAGGGTAAAATTTATGTAACAATTTAGTCTTGGAATAAGAAGAAGTTGTTTGCACCTAAAGTACATACAGCTCTTTCAGACAGGAAGTTTACTTCCATTGCATCCAAGTCAGAAGTTCTTGCTCCACCAGCTGAACCAGTGATCCAAGTTTTGTATCTTCTGTCTTCAGTTTCTGAAGCTCTATATCTAACATGTAAGAAAGGTCTCTTAGCATTCTTACCTAAGATTTGATCGTATACAGTAGTTGAACCAGCTGGTACTAATAGACCATTGATTGCTCCACCAACAACGTCACCTCTCATTGTAGGATCGTTAAGGTATTTCCAGTCAGACTTATAAAAGTCATAACCTCTTCTAAATCCTGTAAATCCAAGATTTAAAGCCATGTCTTTATCATTGTCGAAAAGACCATAAGATGTACCACCCGCTCCGTAAGAGTTTTGAGCAGCAAGCATATCGTCAATATCAAAAGAGAATTCTCTGTTTACGAAAATTACGTTTTCTTCAATTGAACCTTGCTTATCTAGTCTTTGGATAATGCTATCAAACTGAGAAAGTGTTTGTGGATTTCCTCCACCCCATACGTTTCCTCTGTTTCCTACTACATAGAATACACCGTCAGAACCATTAAGGTTTGCTAAAGATGCTCCAGCTGCTGTTCCTTGTAAAAGGTCACCAGCACCAGATCCAGCATCAGCAGGAACTGCTTCTAGCATTGCTGTTTCTAAATAGTCCTCGAATCTTAATCTAGTGTCATGCTCAGACTTTAAATACCATAAGTATCCGCTTACGCCGTCTTCACCTGAAACTTCAATCCATCCGATTTGAGCCATATCAGAACCAGAAACAGAATATTTGTCTTTGATAATAATTGGCTTGTTGTCGAAAATTAAGTCATCAGATTCGTTAGAACCAACCATTCCGTTTGTTCCTTTATTGAATTCTGATCCATATATAAATATATCACATTCTACACCAGCTGCCACTGCTTGACCGCCAGCTTCATAGTAAGCTATCTCTACTGTTTGAGCTCCACCAGCTGCTGAAGCTGTTTTTACAATACCTTTGTTAGATAAGTTAGAACCAGGAGTTTTATCACTGATCATAACTGTTTGTCCAACTCTTAAAGCTGATGTGTTTTGTGATCCTAGCGCTGGATTAAAGTTAGCGTTAGGAATAGTCCATGTTCCTTCAGGTTGCGCTGCCGCTTGTCCTGAAGTACATCCTGTGTACTTAATGTGTAGTCTTCCTTGCTCTGCCCATTTAATAAGGTCAGAGTTAGAAGGCATTTCTGCACCAACCATTCTAAGGAAAGATGCAATTGTTCTGTTACCATATCTTTCAAATTCTTTTTCATAAGTATCAGGTAGATACTGATTTAAGAAATCAAAATTATTGATGTAGTTTGTACTTACAGGCACTTGTTGTGCACTTGGTTGTAAGTCAAAACCTGGGGTTAAATTTACTGCCATTTTTTTTTAATTTTTTAGTTTAACTTTTTTTAATACTTCTAATTCTGAGTCCTCTTCCACTATCAACTTTTCCTACGGGCCTTATTTTCATACCGTCTTTTGAAACGGCTTGTGGAGCCTGTCTCATGTCCATATTAATGTTTTTAGATTTTCTAGTAACATTATCTACGGCGCTTGAAACACCTTGTTCGTAAAAAAACTGAGCAAACTTTTCAGGGTTCATTGCAACTGATAAAGCTTTATGATAACCTTTAGCATCTGACATTAAACCTTTTTCATCCGTATACTTATTAATAAAATTACCAATGTCTTTTTGAACATTTTTAACCTCATCAGCAGTACCCGGTTTGTAAGTAAAATTATTTTCACCAACCTTAAATTCAAAACCTTTGAATTCATTGTTAAAAACCTCGTTGGTTTTATTTAAGAAATAATCATACCTTTTTTCGTTTTGCTCCTTAACAGTTTTAGATTCATCAAGATAACTCTTATAAGCATTTAAATTTTCTTTTTGATCAGCAGATAATCCATCCCCACTTGACTCAAGAGGAACTTTATATTTATCTTTTTGTTCATTCAAAAACTTTTTCGCTTTCGCAAGTTCTCGTTTTTTCGCTAACTTAATTTTCTTAATATCTTTCGGATCGTCAATTTCTTCATCGAAATCAAACTTATCTTCAATAATATCTTGAATATCTATTGCATCTAACCCTTCTTCCGTGTTAGAGTAATAGTTAGCAAGTACAGAATTGTCATCCATAGAATCATAGTCTTTTTGCAAATTGTAAAAATCCTGTATGTTTCTACCGGTTTCTTTTTTGTACTTTAAATACGCAGATACATCTTCAGGTAATGGTTCGTTTGCCTCTTTTTCCGCAAACAGTTCGTCAACTGAATTTATATCTTTGTTATATCTATCTTTAATATAAGAAAGAACGTTGTCATCATTTAACTCTAATGACGGAGTTTTATCTTCTACAGGTTCAGTTTTTTCTTCCTGAACAGGTTCGTTAGTGTTAACTTTTTCCACAACTTGTTCTTGTTGTGGTGTTTCTTCAAACTTTTCTTCATGCTTTTTTAGAAGTTGCTCTTCTATTTCAGCTTTAGATTTTTCTTCGACCAATCCTAGGTCTTTGACTTTTATTTCCATTTAATTAAATTTTATACAAAGTTAAACAATATTTATATTATTTTTTTAGCCTATCTTGGCTCAAACTCAGCTAAATCAAAACCATCCAAACTATCTTCGTTTGATTCAAAATTCACAGGAGGTAAATTATTTTTACGCTGCTCTATTAATTTAGACTGTTCTGTTGACTGTTGACTTACTCGTCTGTCTTTTGCTTTTTCTCTATCTTGCTCTCTTTGACTCAAATTAGATTGCTCTAATCCTTTTAACTGCATTTGAAACTCAAACTCTGTTTGCATCAACTCTCTTTTAAGTTGAGCTTCGTTTTTAAGCTTCTCAATTTCAAAAGCAACGTCAGCTTGTCGGTATTGTATTTTAGCTTGAGACTCCATTTGTATTTTCTGCATTTCACCTTGAGATTTAGCTTGCTGCGCTTGCATTTGCATTTGTGCTTGCATTTGTTGTTCTTGTTGTCTCTGTTGTTGTTCAGCTTCTTGTTTTTTCTTACGCTTTAATTTTAAAAGTTGATTAGCCATTTTTAAATTACTAATTTCTCGTATATCAATAGCATCTTCTAGATTTATATCTTTTTGAGATAACGCCATTTGAATATTTTGTTCGAGCATTGCTTTCTGCTCTTCGTCAGGAGCCATTTCTATAAAAATACCAAAGTCATACAAATACAAATGTTTTATATCTTCTAGTATTTTTAAATTATACTTTCCAATCTGCATAGCAAACTCATCTTTAAAATCTGCATACTCTAATATATCTGCTGTTCTTATTGATAAACACTCAGCAATTGTTCTTGTTATATATAAACTGCCTTGAAGCACATGCCTAGTTGCTGTATTAGAATTTAAAGCTGCTAATTTTTGAACACCTACTAAAGAATTAGGATCTGGTGTTGATCCGTCTCTAGCTTCATTTAATCCAGTTACTGCTCTAATCATATCTAAATAATGATTATAGTTTGCAATAAGCATTTGCATTTTACTAGCACCACTATTAGACGTTAATTGTTGTATTGGCACTCTAGCGTTATTAAATTCACCATCTTGGGTATAACTCCTACCGACTACACTACCTGTTTGGAAATATAAACGCAATGCATCTTCAGGATTATATGCGTTTCCTGTTCCTAAATCAACTTCGTTTAAACCATCTGCATCAATAAACACACCGTCTGGCACAACTCTTGATACCACTTGTTGAATTTTAAGGTGTGTCATTTGTATTAAATCTGCAAACGGAATCATTCTTCTAACTAAAGACTCTAAAGATCCTTTGTACATTCTAGGCGCTGCTGCCACATAATTTGGCATTGCATACTGGTTAGAGGATTTAGGTCTTACCATGTTTTCTGCCAGTTTCCATTGCAAAACAATATTAGTTCCCATAACCATAACTCCATCATACCATACATCAATTCTTTTAGTTACCTTTTCAAACTTTCCTTCTTCCATCATTTCCTGAGGAGGATTAAACTGATCGTCTTTTTCAACCGTCTTGTATGATCCGTCTGCTAATTTTTTTCTTTTGTAGACAAATGAATGTGTTGTTTTATAATTAAAATACATTAATGTTGCAGTATCTCTATAGAACATGCTGTTCTCGTAAAACTGCGCAGTATTAAAATAATTATACCATGATTGACTGTACTTAGCAATCTGGTTTAAATCGTCATTTGTCAGATCTGGATCAATTTTAATTAGTTCTGTCATTGGAACTGTTTTTATTTCACCCCAATAAAAGCAATCTTTAAAATACGGATCTTCCGTATAACTATAAACAACATTAGCTGGATCTACATAATCTAGTTTCACACC